GATCTACTAGTGGAGACTCTAGTAGTATCAAAGTGAGTGATATGAAAGCATTTGATTTTAGGGCAGTAAGAAAAGCATTAGGTGTGAAGACAGGATCTGTCTCCAAATCTTCAAGACCCTCCTCATCAACTATGGCATATCAGCAAGCACAACAAGCACAGGCACAAGGTGATGGATCTGGTATGACTGGACAGGGAGAGGCACCTGGTATCCCACAGTTTGATGCTGCGGCAATGTCTTCCACTAAGAAGATAAAGGTTCTGGGGATCACAGTCTAACACATGGCAATCACCGCTCAAAAGTTACTTCCACAAAAGACTGGCGGGGCAATCGCCCCGATAAAGAAAAGTGCTATTACAAAGATTACCCCGATAGCAACAAAGAAACCCGTTGCTGAGACAGAAGAAAAAGATACGCTTGTAGTAATTAAAGAAAGATGTATTGAGATAGATACACTTCTTAAGGGATCACTCGCCCTTGAAAAAATTAGAGATGAACAGAATAGAAAAAAATCAGAGAAAAAAGAACGTGCTGAAGGAGAGAAAAAATTAGAAGCAACTGATGATAAAGGAAAGAAAAAGGGTAAAGGATTAAACTTACCTAAAATAAGTTTCTTTGATAGAATTAAAGATTTTATTACGAATGTTCTTCTTGGATTTGTCGTTGTTAGATTACTGAAATTTGCACCACAACTTGCAGAATTTCTTAAAGTAGTAGCACCAATAGCAGATTTTATTCTTGATATTGGTGGAAAATTATTTGATGGATTGGTAACTTTAGTAACTAAAGGATATGAACTATATGATTCTGGTAGAAAGTTTATTGGTGATAAGTTAGGTGAGGATGCAGTAAAAAAGTTTGATGAATTCTCTGGTGCAGTAAACACAATGCTAAACTTGGCATTGATTGCTGCTATGGCGACAGCCGGTGGTTTTGGAAGAAAACCCAAACCCAAATCTAAAACTAAACCAAAACCAAAACCTGGTCAAGGTATAGATGCTAAGAGTGGAAGACCAAGAAAACCAAAAGCAAATGAGATAATTGACCCAGACGGAAAGATTCGTGCTAAAAAAGGATCAGAAACCAAACTCAAAAATATGGGTCTGGATGATGATCAGATCAGAGCATACAATAAAGCAAGAGATGGTGGTGCAAACGCTTCACAAGCGATCTCACAGGCAAGGAAAGTCAAACCAAAACCAAAAGCAAAACCAAGAGGTTTCTTTGGTAGAATTGGTCAAGGTTTTGCAGATTTTGGTACAGCAACTAAAGACCTTGCAACCAAAGGTGCTAAGGCACTTGGTGGCGGATTAAATTATTTGTCTGGTGGAAACCTTGGTAAGTTAGGAAACTTCTTACAAGATCAATATAAGAACGCATCTAAATTTGCACGGGGACAATACGATAGGGTTGCTAAAGCTGCAGCAGCTTTAAAGGGTAAAGTATATCAAGGTATTGATAATTTTAAAAAAGGTGCTGCTAAACTTGCAGACAATGTAAAACAACAAGTAATTAAACGAGTCATAGAACCACTCAAACCAATCTTTGAACCAATTCTTGCAAAATTAAAACCGATTGGTGAAAAGATCATGAGTGTCTTGAGGAAGATACCTGGATTTGATATGGTTGAAAAGATATTAAAGAAGAATGGTATAAAAAGTATTGGTGATGCAAAAGGACTTCTCAAAAAGTTAGGTGGAAAAGCAATACCAATCATTGGTGGTATTGTCAATCTACTATTTGCGTATGATAGACTTGCTCAAGGTGATTTAATCGGTGGGATATTAGAGGGTGCATCCGGTGTTCTTGATTTGTCTGGCGCATTTGGATTCGTGCCTGGTCCTGGAATCTCACTAGGTATTGATGCATATATGTTTGCTCGTGATTTCATTCCTCAAATTCAGGAGACTGAAGGAAAAGTTATAAATGGATTGGGACTTGGTGGAATTAAAACTCAAATTGAAACACTTTCTAAGAAACTCCCAGACCTTTCTACTATTGTTAAAGGTTTCACTGGTGGCGATCCAAACAAACCAATAGTTGGTGGAAATGAAAATAAAGTAACATCAACAGATGAACCTGCTACTACTACGACCGGAATAGGTCCCGGATCTGGTGCAAATGTAACAGGTGCTAGTGGTAAAGGTATGCAAACTGGACCTGCTGGATATGATAGAATTGGTGCTGGTGCTGCATATCACGTTGATACTAAATTCCACAAAAGTATCGGAATGAATGGGATGATTGCTGCTATGGATAAGATGGCTGATGCATATACTGCCAGAGGAAAAGAAATTGTATTCTCTGGTCAAGGTCCAGCAAGATTGCAAGCATACAAATCAGACTTAGATCAAGATAAAAAACAATTCTTACTCAGTGAAGCAATTAAAGCACATAGTCATTCCACATTTATGAGGGCAGAAGGATTTAAACCATTTGATTATTACATCCCAGATATTTCTGCCAACAGAGATTTGTATCACTCGTCAACAGAGGGAGCAGAAATTCTCTTACCACAAATGGGTGGAGAGATTAAAGTTGGTTCTGCTTATGGTGGATATGGAAAGAGTGCTGAAATTTTTGATGCATCGGGGAAGATGGTTGCAATGACAGGTCACGGTGATCTTGCATACGCAAAAGGTGGATTTACCAAGGCAATGGCGCATAGAGCAATTCTGGGTGAAGAAGGAAAAGAATTTGTTCTTGATGCTGACTCTACTGCTGCAATCGAAGGTGCGTTCCCTGGATTATTAAGTGCAGCAAACAAAGCAAAGGGCACAGCAGCAATTGAAGCATTGAAGAGTTATGCATCATATGATATGCCTGAGGTGGTTCCTGTTCCTGTTCCTGCTTCACAACCTCCCGCGCAAAAAAATCCATATCAAACTATGAAAAAAGCAAGTACAATTATTATGGTAAAAGCAAAAGAAGCATTCAATGACATCCTCTATATGCGTTAAATAGTAGTAAGAGGTAATAAAAATGGCAGATACTAAGGTAACAGGCGCACAATCTACACCAGCTTTTATTGAGAGAATTGATATTGTCTCTAATAAAGATACTAGTAAGAGTGTGTCTGTTGTTAATGGAACAATACAAGTAATGTATTATGAGAGTCTCCTACAAGACTCTGTAATGGCAACGGTCTTGTTTACAGACTCAGGAAATACTATTGATGATAAAACTGCTGTTGAGGGACTGCCTATTGTTACCACTGAAAAGGTATTCTTCAAAATAAAAGACAACAGTGATGTCACATTAGATTTGGTGTTTTATATTGAGGAGTGTGATGCTGTAGAAGATAAGACGACAAAGGGTGCCGTCAACTTAAAATTAGTATCAAAAGAATATCTTTTAAATGATGAAGTAAGATTGAATCAAAGATTTGATGGTAAAATATCTGACACCGTTAAGAAAATTTTAACCGAATTTTTAGAAACCGAAAAGGATATAACCGATATAGAAGAGTCAAATAATTTAAACGAGATACCAGGTAATTGGAAACCTCTTTACACATTGAACTGGTTATCAAAACGTGCAGCACCAACATCAGTTACTCCTATCGGGAAAACAGCAGGATACTTTTTCTTTGAGACATCAGAAGGATATAAATTCAAATCAATTGATACTCTTCTAAGTCAGGAAAAGAAGAAATCAATTATCTATAACGAGACACCTGACACAAGAGGTGCTAATATACCAGAGGGGTATGATTTAAAAGCACTTACATTTTCAAAGAAAAATAAAATTAACGCACAGGAAAAACTAGAAGCAGGATTTCAATCTACAAAAATAGTAGTCTTTGATCCATATACGTGTAAGTATGAAATCATAACACCTAAGGCAAAAGGTGATGACGGAACTGAAGAGTCTTTAAAACTTGGAGGTAAAGAATTACCGACATTAAATCCAGAGTTAAATCGTGAAGGAAAGGATAAGCAGTTTTCCAGAACTACATATATGGTTCGTGATACTGGAACTTTACCCACGGGAAATTCTAAGGAACAAATTAGTAAGGCAAAGGAGGAAAATCTAAAACCGGAATTGATTATCAATCAGGCAATTATGCGCTATAATCAATTGTATACATCTGAAATTGAAATAACAATACCAGGAGATTTTTCTCTACACGCAGGTGATGCAGTTTACTTTGATGCACCATCAGCACAGAAAGATACAAAGAACGATGATATAGATCGTCAAATTGGAGGTCTATATATTATATCGGCATTATGTCATCTTGTTAATTCATCTGGGACTTATACTAAATTAAACTTAGTAAGAGACTCTTTTGGAAGAACCGGAAAGGCCAGGGAGTCAACACCACAGTCAGGGAAACCTGCGACTCCTACATCTATTCCTGGTGTACAACCTTCTATTCAAAGAAAAACATTCAGTAACACAGGAACATTCTAATAGAAACTTATGGAAAGTATAGAAAAGCATATTCAGAAGGATAAAGAAATTCTTCAGGATCCCACAACTAATCCACAAATGCGTCGTCATATTGAAGGCGAACTGCATGAATTGGAGGAGTATGTAGAGCATCATAAAAAAGAAATTGAGGATGGAGATCATCATGATCCTTCATACTTAGAACTTTATTGTGATCAAAACCCATCCGAACCTGAGTGCCTGGTGTACGACGACTAATGGAAACAGGCGGATCACTATTTAATTCTGGTTTTTTAGGTAATCATTTCTCTTGGTGGATTGGTCAGATTGCTGACGATTCTGAGTGGAGAGATAATGTTCTGCCTGGAAAATTTGAAGATGCTAATAGTATTCCTGGTTGGGGATTTAGATATAAAGTTCGTATCATGGGTATCCATGATAAAGAGAATGAATCTATCCCTACAGATCAATTGCCTTGGGCAAGTGTTATGTACCCCATCACTTCTGGTGGAGGACAAACAAACTCATCTCAAACTCCTGCATTACGTCAAGGTAATTTTGTTTTTGGATTTTTCTTAGACGGACAAGATCAACAAGTTCCTATCATTATGGGTATTATGGGCAACAATGCCCAGACCCCAATGTCAACAAAGATCGGGGAATCTGATACTAATTTTACTGCAACCAGTGGATATGCAGAAGGAAAAAATCCACCACCAGGCAGTGCAAAACCACAGGCACCCGATGAAGGATTAGTTACTAAGAAACCTCAGAGCCCAGCAGAAGCAAAAGAACTTGCTCCTCCGGCACCAGGGGTTCAACTTAATAAGTTTGGACTTGATCCAACAAAAACTCTATCAAGAAAACAACTTCAGATTGCCACTGATGCAAGAGAAGAAGCAAGAAATCAAGGTCTAACAGGACAAGATGTAGAAGATGCTGCCATGAGGGCAGTTGCGGAAGATTTAAAAACAAGAAGGAGAATTGCTAACTCTCCAATCACTCCAAGTCAAGGCAATCCAACAAAAGAAAATCCAGATCCCCATCAACTTTCTGTTGCTGATGTAAAATTACAAACTAAGACTGATGAATGTATAGTTGTAATGAAACCTGACGATCTGATTGGATCTGCTGTAAAAGGAATTCAAACGGTTCTTCATTCATTAACGGAAAAGGTTAATTCATATCTCAGTGCAATCTCAAGTTATATTGATGCAGCATCAAACGTAATCAGTAATATTCAAAATATAATATCAAATGCTGCCTGTGAGATTGCAAAATATATGAAGATACTCTTTGATAAAATTATGGAGTATGTATTAAAAATTTTAAATAAAGCATTAACTAAAGCAGTTGCTGCGATGCCCACTCATATGAGATCTATGATGGGTGATATGAAAGAAAAAATAACCGAACTTATTTTATGTTTGTATGGTAAACTTACAGGTAATCTTTGTGCATTAATTCAAGGCATCCTTGATGATATTTTAAATCTAGATGATGCAGAGAAAAAGGCAAGAGATAATGTAATGAATCCTCAGAATGATGATATTAAAAGACAACCTTTTGTTTCTACTTGTACTGCAGAGGATATGATTGGTCAAGCATTGTATGCAAGTAAAACTGAAATTGATAATGCAAATAATAATTTGCTTGATAATGTAAATGCTTTCTTAGAAGATATTCAAAATGAACTTGCCGGTGTCAGTGGTGCATTATCAGACATTCAATCTCTGCTTGGAGGAATAAGTGGTAGTATGACATCTGCACTATCATTCAGTAATATTTCTCTCAATGTTTTTGGTTGTGAATTATCACCAAACGTTGCAGTTTCTGACAGTTATTGTCTATCTCACGGTGGATCTGCTCAACCAGATTCTTCACTACCAAGTGCTAAGTCTATTGAAAATGCAACTAATAGGGAGAATGATCCTCCAAGGGAACAACCAAAAGAACCAGCATTTGCAGAACCACCTGCATCTCAACCTGATATTGATCTTTCTTCTGATGATATTGATGCGGAAATTCAAAGATCCCAGTCTGGCGACAGGTCCGGTCTTGACGATGCCCTAGACATTTCATAATAAATACTCAATATGAAGACAAAGTATAATCGATAATGTCGTTTAATCTCTTCGGACCAGCAACTAGATGTGATATTAGGCTCGGTTATATTGATCCTAATGAAGGGTTTGTTGGTGACCTAACACTTCATGAAGCTAATAAGTATGCTAAGTTAAATCCAGGAACTACTTTTATCTTTAGAACCAGGGATAGAATTAAATTCCTGAACATCAATGAGGTTAATAAATTAACTGCAAAAGATCTTACTCCAGACTCATCTGCTGATGGAAAAGATGGTTGTCCTGGAGTAATTGGTCTTGATATCTATGATGATGATGGAAATATAAAACCAGAAGTCTTTGAGGAAAAATCACCTAATGTAAGATTCTCTGGTGGAGGAGGAATTGGTGCAAAGGGTAATCCTATATTTGGTGACGATGGTAGCCTCCTTGCTGTTGATTTAATTGATGGTGGATGGGGATATCAATATCCACCCATCACCGAAGTTTTTGACCCATATGGAATTGGTGCAGGTGCAGTAACTCGATCTATTATGATCGGAGATCCATCATATCCAGAGTGTAAGTTTGTAAAAACTTTTATAACTTATGAAAATGAAGAAGATTTTGAAGAACCAGATCTGACCATCTGTGCCCCGTCAAGTTCTGGTGGTTTTGGTAGAAGATATAATGCCGAGGGAACTGATATTGGACCATGGGATCCAACGGTCTATGCCAATTTTGATGGGAGTCCTGCAAGAGCAGAAATTCAAAGATATCAAGATTTCTTATTATCATTACAAGGTGGAGTCAAAGTCAATGTACAAGACAATACAATTCGTAACTGGTGGACAGGTAGAAGATTTAGACCACTAAGTGTTACATCAGGAAATAAAAAATCTAGAGTTGTTCATGACGTAGATTATCCCGCGTGGAGTGAATTTATGAATCGCAATGCGATTTCTCCAGTCCCTCCATCCAATGTCCCCGGAAGTGATTTTGCTGGTATAGAATATACGATGGAGTGGGAAGAAAATTTTCCATATTCTGGAGAATATACTTTTAAATATCTGGCAGATAATTTTGGATCATTATATCTGGACAATGAACTCATAGGTAG